TACGCTTATCATTATCATTGCCTTTTAAGTTTTTCGATTTCAGTATAAACTCGGCGAAGTCCGCCGCCGCTCCTCCGGGCAATCTCTCCGGCATTGGTTCCTTCCGGCGCATTGAGCTTGGCGACAATTCGCGCCTGCTCAATGAGGAATTTGGTGCGCTCCTTGCCGTCATCAGGCGTTACCTTGCTGTAGCGGTCGCCATAGCGACTGAGCATTTCTGTGTAGCCGACCTTCCTGCACTCGATGGAACGGTTTATTTTCTCCTTGAGACCGTCGGCTCCCATCATATACCATGCGCAGCAACGCTCGGTGGCGTTCCACAATGCCTTCAGTTCAAGGAAGGCTTCATACTGGAGGTCGCCGGCCTCGTCAAGTATGATGAGGGGACTGTCGATGGAGCGAAGGTAGAACACAAGGTCATCGTAAACGTCGGCATACCGACCTTTGCTGTCCACGCCGAATTCAGAGGCAATCTTGCGCACGAGCTTGAGCTTGGTCTTGACCTGTGAGCAGTCGATGTAGATAGCGTTGGGATGGGTCTTGACATAGTACCGGGCAGTGAATGTCTTCCCGATGTTCGGAAGGTCGCACATGATCGCGCTTATGCCGCTTGACTGACACGCCTCCAGTTGCGCCGTGATGAACATGAAGGTCGGGGTCTTTGCTACCTTCCATTCGATTTCACCCCGGAGGCTGACTCCGAGCTTACGGGCGATGCTTATCCAGTTGGCGTCGCTCAAAACCCGGTCTGTCTGACCGTTCTTGACCGCACTGTAAACCGAGGTCGTGATGCCGAGGGAAGCGGCGTGTTTCGCGTCGCTCGGATAGTTGGCGCGGTTCGCCTTGATCGCGGTGAGTATTTTGTTTTTGATGTCTGTTGTAATCATATTCTAACAGTGTTATAATTTCGTTCTATAAGTCTTGCAGGGCTCGTGCGGCGTAGTCTTCACTGAAGCCGTATTCTTGCGTTTCCCGCGTTTTCGGCTCCGGCGCGATAACTTCCTCCACCTCGACTGTCTGAGGCTGTGTTTCGCGCTCCATGACCCCCACGCGCCCGATGGCGTTGTCCTCGACATATTTGTTGAAATGGCTTATCTTTTTGCGTTGCTCGGTGAAGATTTTCTCGTCCTCTTCGGTCTGCTCCGCACGGGCGGTGTTGTAGGTTCCGAGGTTCTCAAGACGGTCTATGTACATATCGCCTTGGTAGATGAACATGTCGGTAATCTTGCCGTCCTCGTCGGTGAGGTAGTAAGCCTCGACCTTGTAGTCGTTGGGTGCCAAAAGCTCGATAGCCTCTACTTTACTCAGCCACCAGTCCTCTCCGGCCACCCTGCAGTATGAGTTGCGCCTGATTGTGGTGCTGACCCTTTCGCCCACATACCGGGCGATGGTGGCTTTGTCAAGGGGTTGCAGGGTCGGGTTGATGTTGGCTACAAGCACGTCCCATCTGGTCATACCCTTGTACTTTTTTTGATTGGGGTGCAGGGCGTGGTTGTATTCGTAGATGTCGCGCATATCGTCGGCAATCAGCTCGTCCCATGTGTAGTATTCTTTTTCGACGTAGGTGTTGTTGAATTCATCGAACACTTTGTTGCTCTCGGTACGGTACTGACGGCTCTTGGCGAAGAACCTGCCGATGCCGACATGGTTCCGGTGCTCGACGCTGCGCTTTTTCGCGCCGTTGAACTGCTCGGCGTGTTTCTCCTGTGAATTCATCGGGGCGCAGAATCTTACAAACGAGAACATGACTCCGGCACGGAGGAAGGAGTCGCGCCATTGGCTCATGAGGTGGTTCTCGACTTCGACCTCGGCGGGGCATCCCCAGCCTTGGCGGTCGAGCAGCCGGAACATATTGCGGAACATATCCACAACGAGGTCGACGTTCTTGGCCCGGTTGTAGGCGTAGCCTATGCAGCAGCCGCTTGTTACGTCGTAGGCGTAGTATGCCTTCGGGCGAATCCGGGTGTCTTTGAGCTTGCGCGGAAGATCGCGGTCGTCGAATGAGACCTTTGACAGCGAAAACTCGCCGTGATGACGGTGCATGTGCGGCATGACCTCGTGCATGAAGGCGGTGTAGCTCATCGTTGCCTTGGCTATCAGAATCTTGTTTTTAGGCTTGTTAAGGTAGTTAGCTATGGTCGCCTCGCTCAATACCAGCGGTTCTCCATTCTTGTCGGTGAAGTCTTCGGGGTTGAAAATTTCGCCTGTCTCGTAGTCATATACATCGTATTCGCCGGTGACGAAGGAGTTGTAAAGTTCGAGGACATTGGTATTCCACGGTTTGTTGGGCTGTATAGCGATACTCAGTATCATCCTCTCGACCTTGTAGTCCACCTTCCGGGCGCACTGGTTGCCGAATTTGCCGCTTATGAGAGAGGCGTATCCGACGGCCTTGTAGTCGTTGACCTTCTTGCGGAACCGCAGGGTCGAGGCCGGAAGGGTGTGGCCGAAGTGCTTGCGCAAGACCTCGATTGTCGCCGCCATCATGGTCCAGTCGTATTTACCTCCGAGCAGTTTCTGTGCCGTGGAAGCTCTGTTATAGAGCCGGATGCAGGTGTTTATTACCGAGGCATTGGTGACATATTCCTGAGCCTTTTCGCGAGGAAGTGTCATTCCGCATTTCTCCTTGGAGAAGAAGAAGGCCACTGCCTGTTGGTCTACCTCGTAGTTGCTCTTGATCCAGCCCTCAAGCCGGGCCTGTGTGCCGCCGGGATAGACTTCATCGACTTTGTCTTTGTAGCGCTGAGGCAGACTGTCAACGGCAACCAGCGCATAACAGCCCTGTCCGCGACCTTTCCGGACCACGTCAAAGCGGCCACGGGAAGCGAGCTGCTTGTAGTTCGGCTCGGTCATTATGCCGCCGTCCACAAGGTCGCGCATCGAGATGCAAAGTCTGTCACCGTAATATTCCATATCCCGAATCTTATTTCAAGGCCGCAGCCTGTTCTTTGATCTCGAATATCTTCCGGACGGGGACGTTCTCGTAGCTTGCGACCTCTTTCCCTTTGAAATAGACATGACCCGTTCCGTCATTGCGGTAGAATTCAAGGATGGCGCCGTTGTCAAAGTCCATTCTCATCGTACCATCGTAGAAGTAGATGGCTTCGCCTGCAGGAATGGTGGCCATTACAACGCCGCCACGGTTCATGGCGGCCTTCCTGATTCTCTTGTGGAGGTCGTTGCCGGGCTTGTCCAGCGCCAAGGCATTGAATACGGTGCGCTCCGTGACCTTGAACAGCTTCATCAGAAACTGTCGGTCGGCTTTTGATACTGCAATTTGCTTTTTCATTTTCTCACTTACTGATTTCTTATTATCTTTGTGGCTCATTCACAACTGAATCAATTATGAATAGAGACTCTTATACCTGCAAGTATGTCATACTTGGCAAATACACCGATGGGGCGGATTATAGCTTTGAGCTTGATGCAGCCCGGGGTCTGGCGAAAGCATTCAGCCTTTGGTGTGAGCTTGAATCTTTCGATTCTGAATCCCATTGGCTCCGGATCAAGATTTCCTATGTCTCTGATATAGTATTCTCACCGGACTTGTTGGCTGCAATCAAGTTTTTCGCCCTTTTCCATGCCTTTTCCATTATGGAATGGAAAGATGAGACAAGGCCTCTTGAAAACGGATAGGCAGCGAACTGACATCTACTTCTGTGTGGGGTGCGCATCGGGTGAGTACAAGCCTGCCACGGCTTTTAAGCTCATAGAAGGTCTTAAGGCTCATAACATTGAGCAAGTCTTGGAGTGCAATTGATTTCATCTCTCACTTCTTGTTTAGTTGGTGATTTATTTTCTGAATCGCCTCCTGCAGTGCATAGTGTCCTTCGACAAGCGCCGAGTACTGCTTTGACCGGTCGCACTCACACTCGTCATGTGTCATCTCGTACATGTCGAGCGCCGCGCCGGTGTCGGTCACGTTTCTTTGAAGCGTCTGGAGCAGCACCTTGATGCCGTTCTCCACTATACGTTCTGCCTGAGTCTTCATCTTTTCTGAAATTTTGTGGGAGGGAGAGGAGTCGAACCTCTCTTACGGACTTTGTCTGAGGCCGCCTTGCCTTGACGGGGCAAGCGCATCCGGCCCTCCCGGTTCCCCC